GTCCAATTCGTAGGGGCGTTATTTGTTACGCTACTAAAATCTCCGTTAGTCAGTTTCTCTCCACTCAGGTTTATCTCCGTAAGATTTGTCCAGCTAACGGCATTACTAATACCACTGATACCTAAAGTCTCTAAAGCAGCGACACGAGTGGTTAAGGCTTCCATATCCGACTCCATGTCAGACATCTTAGTGTCCTTCTCGTTCTTGTCGGATTCTAGTGCAGCTACTCTTGTATCTTTGTTGTTTTTATCAGACTCTAGCGTAGCTATCTTAGAGTCCTTAACAGCCTTGTCAGCTTTAAACTCGTCTTCTAATTCCTTTACATTACTAGCAGCTTGAGCAGTTAACGAACGGGATGCGAACGTTAAAGGACTAGGACTGGGTATTTTGACACGACGTTGCACGTCAGCACTTCCACCTTCTTAACGCTAACGCTTTACGGGTAGGACGACCTTTGCTGTCTTTCATCGGGCCTTTGTTACCACTCATACGAGCACAGAAAGAACGCTTACGAGGGCCACCACCGGGTTGAGGAGCTTTCAGGTTAGACCCTGTAGCACGATTGTATTTACGTCTACCCTTTGCAGTGAGTCCACCTTTACGGGACTTCTCACCTCTACCTATAGATAACGATACACTCACTTCTTCTTTTTAATAGCCATACCCTTACGACGCTTTAACGTTATGATGTCAGCTTGGGTAATCTTTTTCTTGTCACCAGCAACGGCAGCAAGCTTCTTTTGTTTAGGTGTGTACTTACTGTAGGGCATAATTACTTATCTTTCTTAATCATCAAACCCTTACGACGTTTCATCTTTTGTTTCTTAGGTGGACGACCAACTTGTGATCCATAAGTTCCAGTTCCGTACGGCATAGTTATTTCCTCTTTTTAATCTTTAATGATACCCTTGCTGCGGGTGTGTTACTAACAAATTGTTTACCTTTCGCTCCTGCTGCTTTCTTCTTTCTAGCTGTAGCTGCTCGTTGAGAGGTGGACAGTGAACGTGCTTTAGACATAGGAAGACAACGATCAGGATTCTTTTTGTTCTTAGAAGTCCCACATTTACCTGCTATCTTACCTGAGCTGCTGATACGTACCCAGTTCTGTGCTCTCCATTTAGCTAACTCACCCATGCTACTTCTTCTTCTTGATTGAAAGCTTCTTGCGTTTCTTACCGTATGTGGGACTCTTGCAGTACTTAGATGCAGCCATATTGGCATACGCACTTGGATACTTATCGAAAGTACGTTTAGCCCACGCTATTCCCTTTGGACAAATCTTAGCCACGTTTCATCAACATCTCCATCATGCGATCCAGTTTTTGGTTAATCTCTTTGACGCTTGTTTCCAGTCCCGTCATACGGTTCTCAACAGCAGTATCTCTTTCACTTTGTGCTGCCAACTCCACCTCTATCTTAGTCAGGCGTTTCTCGTCGTTCTCTAATCTATCTGACAGTTTCTTTATCATCCAACCGATAACGGCAAGTATTACGCCAAGAGCTGTATCTAGGAAGTGGGAGAGTGATTCAGTCATAATGTTAGTTTGCTATTCTAGTTATGAAATTAAATCTTTGTTAACAGTCTATAGCTCCCGAGAATTTATCTAGTGTTTTAATATGGTTGTAAGATTGTTTGATGAAATTATCAGAACTATCATCAACGGATGGCTGGAAAACATATTGATTACTTTGCACGATATTACCACCCTGCTGGTTGTATACTTCAACATAAGCAATTAGTTCATCCTTCCCTCCTCTTACCTTACTTACTTTAATATAAGCTGTATCAAAATCGACATTTATGCCTAAGTTATCAGTAATAGTTACTTTTTTTTGAAGTGCCATTTTATTTGTATATGTTAATTGTTATTGTAAAGTTTAAATGATCCAACCTAATACTTGGACAGTTATTTTCTTTCCGGCAGGTATGTTTGTTGTATTTACATCCCAAGAAGCACCAGTTAAAGAGTTGGTAAATTTTAAGTGTAATCTAAACTGAGTCGTGCCATTTACGTCCATACTGTTTATAAACGGTTCTACGTTGGGACTATGTACATTGCCGTCGTAATATAACAGGTTTGATACTACTTGATATAAATCAATATCTTGAGCGTTAACATTGTTTAAGACTATTTGCGTATTACCCGCATCATAACCCACACCGTTCGTAAAATCAGTCGAACCATTTACGGAAGGTAATGTAGCGTATGTACTAGAGAAACCACTAAAATTAGATATGTATTGAGAATCAGGCAAAGTAGAACGTGCTCTTGAGTTTACTATTCTATGTTCTAAAGTTCCTGAGTTGTTATTAATCTCTAAACAAAAGGTTTGAAAACTTCCACCACCCAGATGAAGAGTAGAGCGTTGTGCGTTTGAAGATGCTCCGAAGTTAGTATTATAAACCCCTCTATCCTTCGTCCAATCCCAATGCGTGGCTGCTCTTATATTAGAACCGTAAACCTCAACATTTCCATCTAGTGATTTAGAAACGGAATCAAAGATTTCAGATGCATCAACATTGGTGAATACTGTTTTTCCTGTTGTGTTGGGGTAGAAAGACAGCCCACCACTTGTATATACATTTGTAATACGAGCTACATCTTTGACGTAACGCATACCAATTAAATTGTTTTCGTTGGCATTAACCGTTAAGTCGTGGATGTTAATTCCGCTGTAGTGGCTACCGTCTGTAAAAGAAGTACCTCCGACATTAATTTCTTCGAAAACAAAACCCCTCATTAAATTGTTACTACAACGCACAGAACCTGAATAGTCTAAACCTTCAAGCGTAAATCCTGTATCTCTAGGTAGAGTAACTCCCGTGCTGAGTCCTAACTCAAACACAGCGTAAGCGTTTGTTTGTGCAGTAAAATTACAATTAACCTTTACCTTGATATTCTTACATTTGTGGTTCGTGTATTCTGATGCACTGCCGATGTTAAGACTTACACAATTTCCCCCTATGTCTCCTGACTCAGTATTAGTATAAGACAAGTCGATGTTCTCTACCCAACCGGCCATACCTACATCATTACTGCCGTCTTGGTCTTTAGATACAATATTTGCTACTGCATTTAGTACATCTACGCAGTACCACGCTCGACCACATTCAACTGCGTTTAAGTTAAATTTAATAAAATGACCTGAACTGTCTTGCTGCATAGGATAACCTACGGTGTGTGCCTTAATATTAGCTATATCAACAAAAGAAGTTACATCGTTTGTATTTATATCAACAGCGGCTGTTTTCGGTTGAGTACTACCGTAAGTTACTGAATAAAACCAAACTCCGATGGATATGTCTGTTATATCTAAGTTTCCTATTACTACATTAGAGTTTGTACCTTGGAAATAGAAAGCCACACCACCTCTTCTGTATAAACCTAATGTAGGATTAGCTCCACCAGTTGTACGGTCTCCAGTAGCATCAACAACAAAATCTCCTATAGTAATATTGGAACAACCCTCAAAAGAAAATAGTTTCGCACGGACAGCATCAACAGGAAAATCACCAGCGATAATAAACTTCGCACCTGCTGATTTTAAATAAATACCTGTTATTGAATTAAAACTTCCGAGAGGAACAGGGTCAGTTTCAATACTCCCGGTAAATACCTTAAAAGTGTTATTAGCTCCTCCGAAATCAAGAGTCCCTCCACCCGCTGTTTGTATTGCTGTTGTAGCTGTTCTAATCGCAGTTGTAACATCAGTTACGGAAGTATAATCATTATTCTCAACGGCATTTATTTCAGCCTCCGTCATAAAATCAAATACATGATATATGTTAGCAAACCGATCAGCAAGGCTTCTAGGTGTCGTTGAATCAAGTGCAGTTACATCGTACCCTCCAAGAGATACAATAGCAGGACTACCACCAAGAGCTATAGCTGTGTCAATAGTATCGTCAACGTATGCTTTATTAGCAGCGTCTGTGGCATCGGAGGGAGTAAACAGATTTATTATCTTGTTACCTTCAGCGTCGTAGTGCTCTAGTCCTTTTTTCGTGAGTTGTTCACCGCCTTGACCTTCTGAAGCTTCCTGACCGATAAACAAGTTGTGTTTGTATGACTCATCAAGTTCGTTCTCAGTAAGTATAGAACCGTCAACAAAGTCCACTAACGGAGAGAAATCACCACGACTATCACGGTATATCTTGATGTCAGCATTAGCAACAGGAGCCGTATCAAAACGAATAAGTTGAACGGGAGAGGTGACGATTGTGAAGTTTGTAACCTCGCTACCATTGACCTTTACTTTTACGTGTGCGTCTCTAAGGTATTCAAAAGAAAAGTTGTAATCAGTCTGAGTTGCAACAGCTGTGTAGTCTACGTAGGTGTTAGCCATGATATTATATTATTACTTATTGAGTGAGGAGTTCAAGCACTTAGTCAGCAGAAAGTACTTCTAATATCGAGATGGGTTGCCCACCTTCGT